GTAAAGAGTAGCCGAGGTTTGGTTGCGGAGGCAGGATTCGCACCTGCGATCTCTAGCTTATGAGACTAGCGGGGACGACTAGACTCCCCTACTCCGCGATAAATTAATTATACTTGAAATGCTACAAAGGTCAATTATTTATTCTCTAGTAGTCGCTCAATTTCATTTGCGGCTTCTTCCAATAGATCTGCAATACGATCGCGAGCACCTTCTTCAACACTTTTGCGTCCAGGAATCTGGCGCCTAATCTCTGCCCGCTTGCGTAGGCGAAAGACTAGGCTTTGTTCCGCTACTGGTAAATGACTTTCGTCTTTCATGCTAACTGTTCCCTTACCCACGCTAGACGAGCCTGCTCGTCCATGGCTGTGTATTCTACTATGTTGGCACGTATTGCGTCAACCAGTGGATAGTATTCTTCATCCAGATGCTGTTTGATGTCGTTTTGCAAGTTCACCAATTTGTCTGTACGAGGATTACGAGCTACCCACTTACTGGTTAGGTAGTAGGGGCTCTTGATCTTGGCACTTACGCCATCATCTGTGTAGAATACAAAACCTTCGTGCTTGCATTCCCGGGCCATTACTTGCAACTGAGCCATGGTAGTGGTTGTACTTTCTGGTACAAAACATTCTAACACACGGCCCATTTCTGCTAGCATGAATGGATCATGTTCCACTGAAGTATGCCACTTGTTTTCACGATAGCCTAGAATATACATTCCTTCCTCTTCAGGAACAATGTGTGGGTCGTTCTTGTGAACGCACTCAAACATAAATGTATAACCTTCCCAACGTGAACACAGGTCCAGGTACTTTGTTTCATCAATCAGTTCACGTGCCATGTTGACATAGTCGCTGTCAGTGCTACCAGTAGTAGACACCAGTAACTTGCTATTGTGCATGGTCATAGCAACCATGAAGCCATTTACCTTGCGGAATGCTGTTACTTTGGTATCTGGAGACAGCACAGGTGCTTCCTTTTCAATACCGTAGTTGTAGATCTTTGTGAACGGATACGACACTAGGTTGAAATCTGCATCCACAATACTTCCACGACATTCTGCGACAAAGTCATTCCACAGATTGTCATAGAACACACGTTTCTTATACTTCAGTACATAGATACCATCGCCTGCCAGCTTCATTGAAACTAACTTTGTATTAGCATATACATACTTTTGCAATTCATCTTTAAACATTATGTCCGCCAGATTTCTTTAAAGCCTTCTTCTTCAGTCGGGGCGTCGAGATTTTTAATCATACTTTCCATGACATGAGCAGGAATATTCTTACCCGGACGGCTTGTCAAACGTTTGGTCAACTCTTCTGGTTCAGGGGTAGGAAATACCACTGCAATATGCTCATACTCGGGCAACATGTTGAATTTCTTTCGTCGACTATTAACCGATGTGCTGGTCTGGTCCCAGATGATATCCCGGCCCAGCTTACGAGCTAGCTTAACATGTTCTGTCATGATATGTACCGCTGTGGGCATGTACTCTGCAAAGATATCTGAATAGGTTTTGTTCTGTTTCTTTGCTTCCACCTCAACCCAGACATCAGTGCTGATGTAGGCACAATCGTCAAACCATTCTTGAGCATGAGCCCAGGTGCTCTTGCCGCTGGCAGGAACTCCAATCAATTGATAACAACGTGGCATCAGTGATGTCCTTTGATCTCACCGCGCAGGGCCTGCGCTACAGCTTCATCCATAGAAATAACAATCTGTCCAGTGGCATCCATGCCCACATCTTTACAACGATACTTTTCCATACCAGTAACGTTTCCATGACAATGTCCGTGAAAGTGAATACTACCTCTGTGCATCTGATCCCATTCGGCGATAGGATAATGAAACATAACCGCCTTGGTACCATTGTACACTATATCCAGGTACTTGTGTATTTCTGCGAAAGAATTTCTGAAAGAAGAGTCCAACAACACCTTGCGGTCGTGATTGCCTTCAACCAAGATCTTTGTACCATTCAAACGATTAACTATTCTGGAGGCTTCACTACCACTGGTGAATGCAACATCTCCCAAGATGTATACCAGGTCTTCCATATTGACAACTTCATTCCATTCCTGGATCATGGTTTCGTTCATGTACTGCACGTCATTGTCATACCGTGCTCGTGTGATTGGACAGAACTTCATTATGTTCTTGTGTCCAAAGTGCAAATCGCTGGTTATATATGTTTTCATTCCGCTATTGTACGCGAAAAGAAAATTCTGGTCAACCTATCCTACGCATGCGTTCGCTTACAGTCTGGCAATCTATACAGGTTTTGCACCCACGTATGGCCAAGCGTCTGGCTTCAGGGATCTCTTCTCCACACTCGTCACAATGGCTGTAACTGGGCCCTGTTGGAAGTTGTGCCCTGATCCTTGCTAGAGCATTTTCATTGATATGCAGAGCATGGATCTGCCCCATCTCAGCTTCTTCTTCGTTGTTGTAAACAAACTTGTCTAATTCGTCTTGCATACTTATTCCCAGGTTCTAAATTTACGCCAATCGTCCATGTTGGGCTTTTCGTTCTCATCGTAGGTCCAACCCAATGCCTTCATCATCTTGTGCTTAACCAGCAGGTTGGGACTCCTGAAACGTTCTGTATCTTGAAACCCAAGCATGACTCCAATTTCGCATACAGCACCACTTCGGCAGATGCCAGCAAAGCAATGTACTATAACATCCATGCGTTTGTCTAGTGCATGTTGCAAAAGAGCAACAAGTTGTTGTGCTTGTTCATCCGAAATTTTCATTGCAGGATCGATGCAGGAATCATTGCGTTCAATGTCCAGGAATTCAAATTGATGTACTTCTTTGAAATTGTGTTTGGGTTTTGGCCACCAGCTGGTGGCTGTGTCCATGATCTGTATCAGCATGGAGTTTTCGCCCACTGCCACATGGAATCCTTTGGGTATGTCGTCTGCCGCAACATTTTGAATCCAGGGCATATTATGCTCTTTCTTTTTTCATTCGTCCAATACGGCTGGCCTTGTTCCAGGTGTATGGCACACCATCAGGTGTTTTGCCATCTACCACTGCATCCACACCAAACTTACCACATGCTTCAAAGTCAGGTCCTTTAATTGTTACAAAAAAGTCCACTGCTCGTGCGGCCTGCATAGCAGAGGCCAAGGTGTCAAACCCGTCTAGTTCTGCGCCTGCTTTGTTGATTAATTTATACATTGATATGCAATAGTGTTTTCAAGCCACTATTATACACAAACCAAAACGCATAGTCAAACGGATTATGTTGCGAAAAGACTACAGTTTATTGATACAGTGGCATGTAGTATACGCTTCCGCCTACCTTTACTTTTAACCAGCTGGCTACTGAGCCCGGGGTGCTTGGTGTGCCAGTGGTTGACGCAAAGGATACATTGCCATTGGCTGTTAGATTGCCATTGATAATCACATTACTATCAAATTGACTATCGGCACCAGCCATGAATAGATTAAACGAAGTAGTTGCCGCAGGAAGCGCCCCATAATATCCTATGTTTACATTTCCTACAGTCATTGATGGATCTGCATTAAATCCAATGTGAGTGTCTAGATAGGTGCCCAATGGTAACGGATTAGTACCACTACTATAATGAACATAGGTACTTACAGTATTCACCGATGGGTATGTATTGGCCGCGTTCAATTGATTATTAAACCCACTGACCGTTGTATTATTATTAGAATTTAAATAACCAATCTGAGAAATACCATACACAGTTGAATTATCAAGCATCAAGTTTGATGTAAATCCTGTGCGATTACGAGCTTCTCCAACTGCGACTGATCCGTTGTTGTATAACTGGAATGCATTTGGAATGTTGTTTATTCTAAAACCTATACCATCAGAAGTTGAACTGATGGTCTTATTTGAGGACAAACGAAGATTTGGTGCTGATATATCGTTGGTGTTGGTCAATAGATAACCTGCCACGTTAGCGTTACTATACAATGTGCCAAATGTTAGATTTGCCCAGGTTTCGTATGCACCAACGTTAGCATTCAGTGTTTGTATTGCGCTGTTAGCGGCAGTGATGTTGGCCTGGATACTAACTATTGCAGAATTAGCGGCTGTTATATTTCCAAGGACTCCAATTATAGTGGAGTCTGTTCCTGAAGACAGATACGACGAAACATTACTATTAGCATAATTTGTGAATGTCAGATTTGCCCAGGTCTCGTAAGATCCAACATTAGCCCCTAGCAACTGGATAGCAGAGTTAGCCGCGTTTACATTTGCTGATAACTGTGCTGTGGTTGCAAAACCGGATCCAGTCTGCAGACCCAGGATCGCGGCATTCGCGGCCGCTACGTTTGCGTTAATGGAGGTGATGTTGTTTGTTATTGTGCCAATGTTTGCATTGGCATAAATTTCATATGCGCCAACATTGGCATTCAGTGTTTGTATCGCACTATTAGCCGATGATACGTTTGCATTGATGCTGTTGATCTGTAGTGCCTGTGATACTGCATTTCCTTGTAGTACACTCACATTTGACACCAGTGCGAGTATGCTACTGCTCTGTCCAATGGCGCCGGTGTAGGTTGGTAAGAATTGACTTACGCTGTAGTTGGTATAGGTTGTGGCCGCTACGATCGCATTGGCCGCATTTATCTCTGCTTGTAAAAAGGCCACATTGGCATCTGTGTAATTGGTTGCTGTGGTCAACAGATTCACCCCATTGGCAAACAAGTAGTTCGCAGATAGCACATTACCTGCTGTTATATTTCCTGTGCTGGTACCAACGTTCAAATTCACATTTGAAGCACCCAGGTTAACTGCGGTAGCCGCACCAAATGCGTTAACAGTCAGTGCATTTGCATTGACCAGATTAAACGAAGTTGCTGATGTGCCAACCACTGTGGTTGTTAATCCAGTGGCAGTTAGCCTGCCGGTGCTGGGATTAAAAGACAATGATGTGGCAACACCAAGTGCAGTATTGCCAGTTGTGCCTAGCACACCAAATGGCAGGTAATAACTGGCGTCAGTACCGGTAGTGGCCACGGCCGCATACTGTGCTACATTAGATGTGGTCACAGTGCCAGTGACGTTTGCTCCAATGACATTGCTCAAGAAGCCGCCATTGCCAACGTGATTTGCACCAATGTTACCAATAGTGGTCGCGCTGACTGTGCCAGCAACTACTCCAGTTGTTGCGGAGAGTGTTCCGCCAATGTTTATATCGCCCGAGGCACCAATGCCACCACTGACAACTAATGCTCCAGTGGTTGTGTTTGTACTTGCTGTTCCTGAATTTGCAACAATGTTGCCTGCAACAATTTCAACTCCGTTGATGGTTTCTTGGTTAACTGATGTAGTTGTTCCTGTTACAAACAGATTTCCGCTGACATAAAGATTGCCAGTTGACACTAGATTTGCCGCAGTAACTTTTGAAGCGGTAATTAGAGAAGAAGAAATTGGAATTCCAGCTGTTGCTAGATAGGCCGCTGTGTTTGCATTGGCATAAAAATTTGTAACAAATACGTTAGAATTCAGCGCGGCTACATTAGCTGTTAATCCATTTACTGTTGTAGGGAGAGCATTTGCCAGTGCAAACGCACTTGAGTATTCTGCTAGATTTAGGTTTGTGATAGCCAGTGACGCGGATACATTGCCAATGCTTAAATTAGCGGCCGCTACGTCTCTTGCGCTAGCTACTGGAAATCCACCAGCTGTTGCACCGTCATGCACTACCAGCACATCTTTTGTGGTGTCTACAGTGACTTCACCGACTGCTCCAGTAAACGTGCTGGTTTGTGCTGTTGTTCCACGTCTAAATTGTACTTGTTTTGACATATTCTAAAATCCAGTTATTGTGTATTTAGCTGGATAAAATGTTTTGAGTCACTGACAAAATTTTCAGTCTAAAAAAGTTCAAATAAGTACTTGCATGACTGATATTCTAACCCCACATGAACACTTTCCTAGCGTGATCTACTCTATATCAAAACCAGAGTTTTTGGACGCTGTGCGAACAGTAAGCGATCGTTACCTAGAGCAACGACGAAACAGCGAACCCAAACTGGATCCCTTGTACCCTGTACAAACCAATGGATACCCACACGAGCCAGAACTAGCCGCATTCACCGGCTATATCGCGCAGGTGGCATGGACCATACTAAACGACCAAGGACACGATATGGCTAATCTTGGCACTTACATACAGGAGATGTGGACCCAGGAACATAATCGATTCCAGGGACATGATGAGCATATACATAATCGTGGCGCACAGATCACGGGCATGTATTTCTTAGACTGCCCAGAAAACGGTTGTAAAGTGGCTGTGCATGATCCGCGATATGGCAAGAATCAAATCAACATACCCGAAGCTGACCTAAACAAGATTACGCTGGCCAGTGCCACTGCACTGTTCATTCCACAGCCTGGCATGATGTATTTCTTCAACTCTTGGTTGCCGCACAGCGTTACTCGTAATCCTGTGGATCTGCCCACACGCTTGGTACATTTTAATCTAGGTGTGAAAGATTTGCCTCCGGCTTCTGTGCCGCCCGCCGCCACAGTTATCTAAACATGAACAAATATCACATTAGGTTTAATAAAAATAGAGGGCAACCAGGATATGGCACAGCCGAACATGTATGGCGTGTGTTTGAAAACGGTAATCAGTTTATTGTCAAGCACGTGAAAATTTCAGTGCCTGTGTGGGACGAAGTGACCGGGGATGGTCAGGGAAATGATAACTGGAACTTTGCTTGTGAGGGATATATGGCAGTGGACAAAGAATCATCCACTGCCATAATTAGTGCAACTCAGGATTAAACTGCTGTGGCGTGACCGACCCAGTCCCAAACACCTTCGTGGTCTTCGTGACATAGGCTCTTAGCATACTTGTCAGCGTTGGCTTGTGCTAATTCTTGTGTGTCAAAATTAGCTGGGCTTGGGTGACGCTTGGTATCTGTGTTGCTAACAGTCATTCCTTCTTTTTTAGCTGAAGTTGCTGTGATAGTAAATTGTGCCATTTTTGGTTTCCTCTATATGTAATTATTTATCTGATTAGGTCTGGATCATCCAGCGATCTGTGTCAATTTTAAGCATTGTGACATAGGTATCTGCTGGGACATTGATGGAGTTGTCTGACCCAAACTTGCTTAGGATCAAGGTAGTTGTTCCTGCATTAACTGGCTGGATGGTTGTTGGGTGTGCAGATCCTGTTACCAGGGTAACCAGGCTACCAATTGGGAACGCCACATTGGCGTTGATGTCAATCAACACATTACCAGTAGTGCCAGTTTTGTAAACATGCTTGCCGGCATCTGTCAGTGCCAGTGTGTAATCACCTGCACCTGCTTGTAGATTCTGTGGTAGCTGAAGTGCAACTGGAACTGTGTAGGTTAGTTCTTTGGATGTGGTGTTGTAGTATACAGAATATGAAGTGCTGGAAGCATTAGCACGAACAGGGTTGATAAACAAACCTGCGGCGCCTGGATTCAATGAATCAATGCTGGCATTGATTACGATACTGTTT